ATAAGCGTTTATATGTAAATAAATAAAGCCGGGTAGAAACCCGGCTCGTACACCAATAAAACCTACCTATTATGAAAAACAATTTTAACTTAAAAATAGTTCTTTTTCCGCATTTCTTCGTTTAACTAATCCGTCTAATTTTTTACCTCCTGCATATATCCAACGATCAAACTCTTTGGCTACATCATTTTTATTCGCACCTGCATTCAGTAATTTAAGTAAAGTACTATTTCTAAATGCACCTATGCCTATATTATAACTTAATGAAGATAAAGCAATTAATTGATTATCGGTAACTGGTACCTTTACAATAGATTGTACTACTTGATAATCTTCCATTGCATCATTAATCAACCATTGTTTTGCAGTAGCTTTATCAATAATATCCGTTTTTATAACAGGGCGTTTTGCATCCCAATTATATTGACTACCATATCCTACTGAATATCCGGTGTAATCCCAATATGGCACCTGGTAAAACCCCTCAAAAGAGCTTATAGTGTTAAAAATCTTATCACTAATGGCTCCGAAAGGTGTTTTATTTAATGCAGTTGCTATTCTTTTTCTTAACATATATATAATTAATGCCGTTCCAAACAACCCTAAAACGACTTTTTCGTTTTTTGTCATTGTTCATTATTTTGAATCCTGTGCGTATGCACCTAATAAAAAAGTGCTGATTGTAGCTACAATTTGTCCTGCACCTTGCAATTTTCCTGTGCTATTTGAAGCAAAGAAACCACCAACTGCGGATAATAACCCGAATATTGTAGTTTTATAACTTTTTCTCATTTTTAATCTTTTTAATATTGTAAATAATAGTTGTAATTGAAGCAATACCGCTTAAGAGCATAAACATAGTACCGGCAATCATATTAATTTGATTAATGCTTAATATGTAAGCTCCTACGCTTATTATTGCTCCGGATATACTTGTATGATCTAAATCGTTATTGCTCATTTACTTTTTCTTGAACTTCTTTTACAATTGTGTTAAACGCTTCTGCTACCTGTACTGCGGTATCAATGTTTACCATTACACCTCTTTTAATTGATTCATCAATTAGTGCCTTAATAATCTCTAATGCTTTTGTAGTTTCCATATTTATATAATTGTTAATTTTAATTGTGTTGCACCCCATTGATAAGCATAACTATTTGAATCTGGACTGCTTGAATATGCTTTATAATCAAAACCTTCCATTGTTAAATTTTCATTTGCTAACTGAGTACCTAAATCCTCTAATGTACCACTAAATAAAGCATAATAAAATGTTGCACTTGTGCTTAAATTGTCATTAATAGAATAAAAGTTAAAAACGTTGGCATTAATTAATGATCCATTGTACCAAATTGATACGGGTTGAATTTGTTTCATATTTTTTTTTTAGAATATTTGATAATATTTATTGTTTCCGTCTGCAATTACAAAAACTCTTTGATTTGCAATTAATGTAATACTTGCAACACTTGTACCTGTTGTTGTAACAATATTACAACTTGTTGCGGCTGCTAATGTAACCGTATTTGCAGTATTATTTATAATCACATATTGATAATTATTTGATAATGGTGTTGGTAAAGTTAATGTTTGTCCAGAAGCACCGGTAAAAATACTATAATAGTTACTTGTAATCGTAGCACTTGATGAATATGTTGCACCTGTTAAAGATATATCGTTTGCAGTTATACCACCCGTTACTTGTAAAGCACCTTGTCCATTATCCGTTGGACTATTTATTAATACATTACCACCGCTTGTGATTCTCATTCTTTCTGTTGCACTACCTGCCCTAAATATTATTGGACTTGATGCTGCATTATTAGTAATAAAAAAATCTCCAACTAAATTTTCAAGTTGTCCAAATGTTCCTTGTAAAAATACATTTGCTTGATTATCACTACTTATTACTTTTGATGTTATTTGACCACTTCCTGAAACTACTAATTTACTATCAGGCGAGATTGTTCCAATTCCAACACTACCACTGACTGCCAAACCATTTGTAGGAGCAGCCGTACTCGCTGAATATCCTATGGCTGCATTGCCGTTTACTTGTAGGCGGCTACCAGCCGTATTTGTATTTATTGAAACAAAACCACTACTGCCTGTAATAAGCATTTGATAAGTAGTATTGGAACCCAAAGTACTAAAATATATATCTTGTGCTACTGCTCCATTAGAACTTGCATTTGCTATAAATGCTAACTTATTTTGAGATTCAGATGAAAAAAAAATACTTCCTGCTAATGTTGAAGGTATAAAGTTTGATGGTGTAAAATCAAAGTTCCCTCTACTTACTCCTGAAGAATCTACTAATTGAATACCTGTAATTGCATTAGTTCCTGTATTGTTATTTCTTACAATTAAACCTCTTTGATATGTGTTATTATTATAAGTTACACTTAAAGTATTTGTTGGCGTTGCAGTTCCAATACCTAATCTACTATTAGTATTATCCCAAAAAAAGTTAGCATTGTTTTGAGCAAGTACACCACTTGCACCTGCAAATAAAACACTACCTGCCGTTGCACTTGTAATACTTCCACCGATAGCCATTCCACCACCTCCACCACTTGATGAAATTGTACCACCACTAATTGTAATATTTGTACCTGCCGTTATTACTGATCCATCAGCCGCTAAAATTTGAGCAGCTGTTCCACCACTTTTTATTAATGAACTTCCTGTTACTGTACTTGAAAAACTTGCACTTGTACCACTTAAACCTCCAAAAAAAGTTATATTAGCACTACCACCGGCACCAAAATCAGCTACTTGTGTACCACTATTTGCGTTAATACTTAATCCTGCACTTGTTGACGCTTTTACCTGTGGCGTTGTTACAATTCCACTAAAAGTACCTGTTGTACCATTTAAACCACCTGTAAGCGTACCACCGGTTAATGGTAAATATCCACTTAAATCACTTGTTAATGCTAAAGTACCTGTTGCATTTGGTAAAGTAAATGTTCTATCAGCAGTTAAAGAATTTATATTAATTAATGCAGTTTTAGTTACTCCACTTTTATTTGATATTAATAATAATGTATTATCATAATCAGGTGAACTTGCTAATGAAAAAGCATCATTACCAAATCCATATCCATTTGTTCCTGTTCTTAAAGTTAAATTACCACTTGCCGTACCATTTAACTTTGCTTCTAAAGTAATAGCTTTTACTAAAATGGCATTTAGTTCAAATGAACCTAAATTAACATTTGCAGTTGCTCCTGTATAAGGAACATAAGTAGTACTTGCTGCACTTGTTGTTAAATATGTATTTGAATCTACTGATCCATCAGCCTTTAAAAATTGAGCAGCAGTTCCACCACTTTTAATAATTGCATTTGCAGTTAATCCACCTGCGGTTATTACTATACCTGTTGCAGTTGTATTTCCATTTAAACATACTGAACTTAAAGTTCCACCACCTACACCGGCATCCGCAACTAATATCCAGGCGGTACCGGTATCCTCAAAAATTTGTCCGGAATCAGTTGAAATAAATAATCTACCTTGAAAACCAAAAGCAGGTCTATTAGCTAAAGTATCTGTAAATAATGCAGGGGTACCTCTTTGGTTTAATACCTCGTAATAAACTCTTAAACTCATTTTTTATTATTTTATGTTATGAAACATTCAAATATCTTTTTCTTACCACAACTACGTTGTTTCCGGTTGTGGATGTACCAAAGTTTACGAAAAATCTTTGCGTTGTTACTTCGCCTGTATTACCCGAAATCTCAAATTGTTGATTTGGTTGCAATACAATATTCTCAATTCTTACAGTACTTGTACCGTAATTGATAAAAGTTAATCCATTATAGGCATAACCACCTACATATTGGCTAACATCAACGGTATAAAAATCTACTTCGTAATTTAATGCGGTTATTTTAACATCATTCATATTAAATAGTGTTTGGTATGTTACCTAATTTTTTATATCCCGAAAGTGAAAAATATGCCCGATATGAAGTTGAATTTAATCTTTGTTCATTTGGCACTCCTGTATCATTTACAGGTGCATTTGGATCAGTTCCGGCTGGTACATTATTTGCAACATTCATAGATTTTTTATTTCTATAATATAAATAATATCCTAATCCAATAATTCCTAACAATAACAATGTATTTTTTTTCATATAATTATCTTCTTTTTAATTCAAAATCGTATTCAATTGGTTCATTATTTAAAATATTCAACCAATCTTGACTATTAACAAAATCAGTTACACTTCCGCCATATTCTACGTTATTATCATATACAGGACTTGGTTCTTGGTACATTATTTCATCATATATCTTAGCCGGTGGGGGAACATCTACGCGTGGTGCATTTAAAATAGGCTCTTGATATACTGGATCTCTTTCATCATAAATTGGTGCTTGTTTTATTGGCTCAACAGGAGTTATAATTTTTTCAACAGGACTTGGTAAATCAGCGGTTGTAGG